AGTGGCCATCAGTAGAGCAGCCCTTCAATCTGCGCCTCAAGCCGTGCGAAGGCTAAGTGCGCATCGCTGTCGCCGCGGAAGCGCTGGATGCGCCAGTTGCGCATGCTGCCCTGCTGGAACCACGCCAAGCGCTTCTTGGTATTGCCAATGGTGCCAGCACGCAGTGGCCGGTCCTGGCTCCAGGATTGACCGTCCAGGCTGTAGCTGGTGGTGATGATCGGATCGACGCCAAGCGCCACACGGCCGGTCAAACTGACCAGCTCCAGCTCGTGAAACAGCGCGCCGTTGCCTTCGTTGTAAGCGATCAGCGTGCCGAACTCCCAGCGCACCTTCTGACCCCAATGCGTGCCGATGGTGTCGACCAGGTAGCCGATGGCCAGAGATTGCGGGTCACCGACCAACCACTTGTCATAGGCCCAGACCAGGTTGCGCGCACGGTACTGGCTGAAGCCGGCCACCGCAGTCGTCAGCGTGAACCAGACCAACTCACCCAGTGCCTCGCTGGCCGCCGCGTCATAGACCATCGTGCGGTCTGGCAGGTGGATGTAGAGGTGCTGATGCGCTTTGTCGTTGCGCGCCTCCAGCTTGACTTGCGCGAGCTGCGCTTCGGTGTACTGCAGCAGGATTTCGTCGATCTCCTGCGTGCTGATCTTGGTGGCCGTGGCGTTGGCTCCCATGTAGATGCCTGGTGCTTCGTTGCGTCCGCTGCCCAGGAAGGCAACCTGCTCCATGAAAACACAGCAGCCGAACGTGCCGATGACGCCCTTCTGAATCTGTGCGCCATCGATTCGCTGGAACGGAAAGAACTCGCCGCCCACGTTGTCAAACACCTCGATGGTGTTGCGGTTCAGTGCATAGACCTCGTTGCGCAGCTTGAGCAGTGCCACCACTGGATCGGGGTCGACCTCGGAGCTGCCGTATTTCAGCGGGTTGACTTGTGTCGGGTTTGACAACTCAGTCACCACCAGGTTGGCACCATCGGTGGTCATGAAGTAGCCATCCACCCAGCAGAAGTCCAGCACCACGCCAAGATCAGGATCAGTCACCTGCACCAATGCAGGTGCCACAGGATTCCATGTTGATGTTGCAGGCGTGTTGACAGGAATCCAGTAGTACAGACGGCCGCCTGACGCGATGGCAAGCACGTCGAAGCTGTAGTCCATCGTCACCAGCGTGTTGACCGGGCCTCCGACATCTCCCAGCACAGTCACCACGCCATTGCTGGCCACAGTCACGAGCTTGGTGCCCATGACTCGGTAGCAGGTGCCATTCCAGTTGATGCCGCCGCGGTCGATGCCAGGGCCGCTGCCGTTGGCCACGATGCCGTCGCCAGGCCGCAGGAAACCGGAGCTGATGCCGCTGTTTTTGGGCATCGGCACCATGTTGACCGGGTAGGACGTGCGGAAGTCCGGGCCGTTGTCGGTGTAGATGCCGTTCAGGATTGGTATCTGCATGGCCTCACCACTTCACCTTGTCTGCCCAGTAGGCAGCACTCATCTTGCCCTTGGCGATGTTGCCGGCATGCCTGGCCTTGAACGACTCGCGCCTGGCCTTGTCTGCCTTGGACTCGCCTTCCCTTTTGGGGCTGCCAGAGACGCCCTGCTGGCCGAACCTGATCGTCTTGACCTGGTCGCCAGATTTGGCCACCACGACATGCGACTTGGTCGGATGCCCAGGCGTGCGCTTGGGCTTGTTGAAGCCCTCGACGCCTACGCGCTCCAGCCGTGGGTCTTTCTTGGCCGCCATGATCAGGCAATCCGATACCAGGAGTTGGTGGCCTGCACGAAACGCATGCGGAAAAAGTCCTCGGCTGCCAGCGTGGTCGGGTCGCCATAGGCCGCTGCTGCTCCGTTGAGCGCCAGCGTGAAAGCCGTGATCTGCTGCGTGGTGGTGATCAGCACTTCGGTGCCGTCAGGCGTGCCAGTGTTCAGCGGCAGCGTCACCGTGCCAGTGGCCAGCGTGCCGGCCGGCTGGATCAGCATCCACTGCTGCTGCGCCACAGGCGTGGGCACGGCCAGGTTGAAGCCGGTGCCAGGCGTGTAGACGTTGGTGGCCAGCGTGGGGCTGGCAAAGGTCTGCTGGAAGTAAGCCAGCAGCGCACTGATCGGCAGACGCCTTGCATCGCCGTTGTTCGGGCTGTAGATCGGAACCTGGTCACCAGGCGATACCTGGGCCAGCAGGGGGAGTTGGTAGATTTGCGGCATGGTGTGTTCCTCAGTTGTATTCGATGGGGCCGTCCGGTCCTGCAGTGACCGGATCGACCGGCTGACTCAGGAACGGGTTGTCGTACACGCGCCAGGGCTTGTTGCCGGCACCGGATGGCATCGTGTTCGGGAATTGCTGCTCCAGCGGGGCAGTGGCGCGCTGCAGCAGCGTGTCGTAGCCCTGCTTGGCCGTGGCCTTGGTCTCGTTCATGACCTGCTTGCCGTAGCTCGGAGCCAGCCGGATGCCCAGGTTGCAGATGATGGTCTCGTAGGCCGAGTCCGGCACGTTGGTCTGCTCGTCGATGCTGCCATCCTGGGGGCTGGCCGGGATCGGGTAGCCGAGCCGGATGCCCTTGCCGTTCCAGTCAGCCATCATGGCATCGAGCCTGCGCCTGGCAGACTCAAGCTGCTCCGGCTGCAGGTCGAAGACGTAGGACGCAAGGCCGATCTCCTCGAAGGCTGCATAGACGAACTGGCGCTTGCTGTATCCCATGTCACTCTCCTGATGTCTGCTGCGACAGCGCCGTCTCGATCAGGCTGGCCAGCTTCTTGTCGGACGTGCGCTTGTTGAATGGTATCGCCAGCTCGGTGGCTTTGGCCTCCAGCTCTGCACGAGTCGGTGGTGCGTTGTCATCAACGACAGGCGCAGCAGGTACTGGTGCCGGTGCTGGCGCAGGGGCTGGCTTTTTGGCCGCCTTGACCACCGATGCGCGCCGTTCGACAGGCGGTTTCTGCTTCACAGGTGTGCGCCTGGAGTTCTTGGGCTTGCGACCCATCAGATGGCGAGCTGCCAGCGGTCCTGCTGCCTCAAGGGCATCTCCAAGCGTCAGATGCCAGCCGGAAGCCAGCTTGGCGTCCAGTTGCGCCTGGCCATGCATCGGCATGGCGTCATAGGAATAGCGTGCGCGCTGGATTGAGCCAGGCGAGCGATAGACGAGGCAGGGGAACGTGGTCATTTCTTGGCCTTCGGTTTCTTGGCGGTCTTGGCCGCGGCCTTGAATGCGGCCTCAGTTGGCGCGCCCTTGGTTCCAGGTTTGCGCATGCGCTCAGGCGTCTTGCCTGCAGCCTTCTGGCGCTCGATGCGCTCGCGCTTGGCGTGGATGTTGGCGTAGAGGCCGGCCTTCACTTCTTGGCCTTCTTCGGTGCTTTGCTAGGCTTGCCTGCAGCCTTGGCAGCCGTGCGCGCAGTGGACAGCGCCACAGCGACAGCCTGCTTCTGCGGCATGCCCTTCTTCATCTCCTTGGAGATGTTCTTGCTGATGGACTTCTGCGAATAACCCTTGGTCAATGGCATGTGTGTCTCCTTGGCAATGGGGGGACCGAAGTCCCCCCACTCTTGCCGTCAGCTTACTGGTTGAACAACAAGATGCCGGACATCTCGGGCTGCTTGTTCACCACACCGAACAGCGTGTCGAGACGATACTTGATCGTCATGCTGTCGATGTCGTAGAACTTCTGCATCACCACTTCGATGTTGTTGTCGGTGGTAGCGCGCATCACTGCGGTACCAGCGTCAGACGGAACAGCGTAGCGGCCGGGCAGCAGCTCAAGCGCATCACGCTGCCAGAACACGTTCACTGCAGCAGTGTTCACGTTCAGGAAGGTGATGGCAGCAGCAGCGTTCGGGGTCACGATCACGTTCTGGTACTGGAGTTCAGCATCAGAGCCACCCTGGGCCGAGATGATCGGCGGGGTGATGACCAGGTCGGTACCACCGGCAGGCACGCTCACCACGCGGAAGGTCTTGGGCTGGCCAGTACCTTGCTTGGTGATGTGATGCACGGCCTCGACGCCATCGATGGTGAACGCATCGCCGGCCACAACACCAGCCGTCGCGTTGACGGTGATGGTCTGGAAGCGGTTGTCCACGTTCTGGGTCTCGCCAGAGATGGCGGTCGAGGTTGCTTGCGGGACGTAGTAATTGTTCGCCGCGGCCTGGGTGTCGATGGTGACAGGAGCTGCAGGAGCAGCGCCGACCAGGCGGTTGGCGTAGTCGAACTTGAACGTCTCGAAGCCAGCGACCATGCCGACGAACGAGCGCTCGAAGGCGCTGTTCGACTTGTTGCCGTTGAACGAACGAGCTGCGGTACCAGTCGCGCCGGTAGCGATGTTGCCAGCCAGGCCGTTGTAGTCGCGGCTGGACAGCGCCAGGTAGCGGTCATAGTTGGCCACGCCCTGCTCGTTCATGATGCTGTCGCACAGGGCCACATCATCATAGGTGCCAGCAGGAGCGCCAACGTCCACCACCAGCGAGCCGAGGTTCGCAGCAGCGTTCATGATCGCCAGGTTGATGTCCGAGGCCAGCTTCTGCTTGGCAGCCTCGCCCAGACGGCCTTCCTGCAGTGCATCACGCAGGTCAAGCGCAGTCATGGTCCAGGGCACCGTGCGGCTGAAGCCGATGGTGGCCGGAACAGCCAACTGCGTCATGTCCTGGTAGCCAGGGATGGCCACACCTGGAGTCGAGGAGATCGACTGCGCGATGTAGGGCTGGGGACGCCAGATGATGTCGTTGGTACGAGCCATCATCGTCTGGTCGGTGTTGTAGATGCTCACATTGCGCGAGAGCACCAGGGCATCGTGAAAGCCTTCGAGAAGGTTCTCGAACGCAACACGCTCTTCTTTGGAAAAACTATTTGCCATGATTGGCTCCTATTTCAAAAATCAGTTTCTGGATGCTGCTTGCTTCTGCCGTTTGTACTGGAGCACCTTGGTGTAGTTTCCAGTCTTCTCAGCTTCGGCGCGCAGCCGTTCAAGGGTTGAGTCCACCGCGCCAGATGCTCGGCCAGTTCCCTGGACGATGCGCTCAGGCGCGGGTGCTGCTCTGCGATTTGTGACTTTCAATTCTTTCTCCAGTCTTGCCACCGCAAAAGCAAACTTCACGGGGTCGGTAATCTTTGCGAGGTCGGCCGCCTTCTTCGGGTTCTTTCCAAGTGCGTACACCACCAGTGCAGGGTTTTCAGCTCCTTGCAGGATCACGCCTTGCTGGGTGACGCTGAAGACCTCCTGGGCAATCGCCTCGGCATCCTCATAGTCTCGGACCTTCAGCTCGGCCTTGGCCTTGCTGTAGCCCTCCAGCTTGGCCTGCCAGGCCTGATGCTGCTGCTGCTCTGCCTGCCTGGCCTGTTCGACCATGAAGTCATGCTGCCGCTTGCGCTCATGCCAGGCGTCCAATGCCTGCTCGAATCTCTCAGCATCGTAGTCGTGGTCCTCCAGCTTCGGTTTCGGTCCCAACTGCACTGGCTTGTTCTCAGGTGCAGTGGTGGCGAGACGCGCTTCGAGTTCACGAATCCGGCGCTCTTTTTCCCTGTTGGCCTTGCGTAGCTCTCGAACCCATTCAGGTGCTCGAACTTCCTCTTCGGTGGGTGGCGACTCCTCACCTATGGAGACCACAACTTCGTCTGACTCCTCCGCGTGCTCGTCATCGGAACCTACAGCCTGTCGGCCATCAGCGGAATCATCCTCGCTGACTTCAATCTCAACAGGTTGCTGCTCGTCATCCAGCACCGCGGCCTCGCCGCCGTTGTCGTTTTCTCCTGCTTCTGCCTTTAAATTCATCGTTGACCCCATCAAACTCACTCAATTTGAACGGCTGAGTGGTTACCGTTTCCCACATTTTCACTCATTCCTAGCGCTCTGCGCAAGGCCGCATAGACCAGGCGCAATCGCAGCTCGGTCTCGGCCTTGAATTCGGCTGGCTCCTGCTGCTCTGACTCGATGGCCGAGTGAATGTATTCGACCAGGCGCTCGAACTCGTCTTGCGTGCTCATCGGCCTGTCCTCGTGGATTCCATGAAGCGCATCAGGCTGTCCACCCACTCCTGGGTGGCCTGCTGCACCGGGTTCGATAGCTGGAATGACCGGATGTCTCCAGCCGGATCAGTCCCGGCAGCGCGCCTGGCCTGCGTGAACTCGGAGAACATCAGCTCGCGCGGAATGGGCTGCTCGAAGCCGCCGACATACTGGCCGGCCAGTTGCGTGTTGTAGGTGGTGTGCGGAGCTGGTGACTCGGTGATGATGCGGCCGGTCGGGTCCATCTTGGCCACCGCGAAGCCACCAGCATGGATCGGCACGTCCATCAGCGACTGCTCGGTGATGGCCGCACGCGTGGTCGGCAGGTCCGGGAAGCCGGCCGTCTTGAACTGGTCCAGCGTCATGCGATCAATGAAGGCATGCCGCAGCGCGCCGTTGGCGTTGAGCTGGTCGCGCGCCTGCGGGTTGTCGACGCCCTTCCACTCAGGCCGGAACTTGCGCACCTCGGCATCAAACTCGCGCTTGGCCTTCTTGGTGATCTTGCCGCCCTTGATCTGCTCCAGCAGCGCATCGGACATCATGGTCGAGAAGTCGCCGCCGACATGACTCATCGGGGTGTAGACCATGTAGACATCGCCGCTGCCCTTGCTGGCCGCCTCCTGGACGCGCCTTGACAGGCCGGTGATCGGTCCCTTATCAGACGCCCAGGCTGCGCCGAATGGCAGGTGCGTGCGCATGAAGTCGGGGCCGCCCTCAAGCGCCACCGGGGTCGGTAGGCGCACGCCCTCGATCTCTGTCAGCATGCGGCCGGCTGCCGTGCGGTCGCCAGTGGCCGGCAGGATGGTTGCGCCTTGCAGGCGCTCGGGGCTGATGATCTGCCGCGGAGGCAGGTCTTTGACCACCTCCTGGGTGAACTGCATCTCGCTGACTGGTTTCTCCAGCTTCTTGCCTTCGCCAATCGGGTGGTACAGACCGCGTGCGATGTTCTCGGCCTTGCTGGCTCGTGGCATGGCTGCCATGCCGGCCAGCATTGCGCCGCCCTTGGCCATGCCGCCAGGTGATGGCACGGCCATCGATGCCAAAAACTCCTGGATCGGTGCCCTGGCCGAGCTGACCAGGCCTGCGCGCTCCATCTGCCGGCCGATGTACTCGCTGCTGCCGACGACCTGCTCGTCTGGCGTGCGGTAGCCGAATGGCCGCATGGCCATCGTGGCCAGGTCGACTGGCGTGCCGACCACTGAGGCCAGCGCCCGATAGGCCAGGTCTTTGATGGTTGGATCAGCCACGTCCGGTCACCATGTTGGAGATTGTGCGAGCAGACTCGACTGCCAGGCGCTGGTCCTCGTTGTCGATGTTGGCCAGCGTCTCGGCCGTCTTGGCTCGTTTGTACTCGGCATCTGCGATGGTGTCCACCGTGTCTGCGCGCGCCTTGGCCGCCTTGGCAATGGCCTCCTCTGCCGCGGCCTGCAGGAATATCTTGTTCGGGTCTTCGGGCTGGCCTTGCAGCTCGACCATCATCTCTTCCTGCTCCTGCTCGGTGGGCTTGACCACGCCCATGCGCACGAGCTGCTTGCGGAAGAAGTCGCGCACCTCGCCAATGCCCTCGCCCTCCATGTTCATCATGGCCATCGCCTGCAGCACCTGCTTGGTCTGCGCATCGTCGGTGATGGCCATCATGCCGGTCAGCGCCCGGACGGTCGCCGCGCGCTTGCTAGAGCTGGACGGCCCGACATCGACGTTCACGTCGAACTTTGCACGGCTGAGGTCGTTCTCCATGACCACCTCGCCGGTCTCGCTGACCATCGGCCGCATCAGCTCGATCATGCCGACCGACTCGTCGGCCTCGACGACCTTCATCTTGCGGCCTTCCTCAACGTAGATGTCGCGCGCCATCGAGAGCCAGATTTCGCCGCAGCGCTTCATGCCCTTGGCAAAGTTGGACATGTAGATGAAGGTCTGCATGTCCAGGCGGGTCTGGATCATCTCGATGGCCTTGCCCGAGATGTTCGAGACCATCTTGTCGGCCTGCTGCGAGCTGCCCAGGATGTCCTGCATGTCCTGCTCGGTGATCTGCAGCAGGGCTGCCATTGCCGGAGGAATCTGTGGGCTGCGGGTGTAGGCTACCGGGCCGCTGATCTGCTGGCTGCCGTCCGGGCCGGTGATTGGGTTCACCAGCAGGTACGGGTAGTTGCGCAGGTTGTCGTCTGCCCACATGACCTGGTGGCCAGCGACCTGCTCAGGCACCAGGATCGGTTTCTCGACACTGGACAGCGCGCTGATCTCGCCCAGCTTGGAGAGCTGCATGTTCTTCAGGCGCTGCGCATCCTTGGCCAGGCGCACATGGCCCATGCATCGCTCAACGTTGTCGACGAACCAGCGCTTGCCGTAGACCGGCACGATGGGAATCTCTTTGCCTGCGATGTAGCCGGCATCCTCCAAAATCTTGCCGCCCGACATGATGTACTTGTGGACGCGCCGGGACTTGATCTTGCGCTGCCGGACCTCTTGGCTGCCGATGGCCGCCAGCGTCTCTTCGAGCGCAGGGTCTGCATCAAAGTCGGCCTGGCGATAGCGCTCCTCGGTGCCGTCAATGGCGCGGAAGATGCGCACGGTTTCGGTCACGTCCTCGACCTTGTAATACTCGGCCACATAGACCACATCAGGCGTACACCAGTCGAACTCGTACTGGTGAATGATCTTCGGCCAGTCGGTCGGGTCGTCGCCCCACTCTTCTTTGTAGCTGGCGCGGGTCATCGAGGTGACCACGAAGGCAAAGCGCGCATCGGCCTTGTCCTGGCGCTTGGCATTGAGGTCAAAGAACACCGAGCTGTCAGCATCGAAGATCGGTTCGATGCGGATGCGCTGCTTCTCGTTGTCCTCGTCCTCTTCATCCTCATAGACCGTGCGCAGACGCCATGCACCGAAGCCACCTCCGACTGCCTCCTCGAAGGCGTTGTCGTAGGCCTCGTCGGCCACGCTGTCCTGCTCGTCGGCACGGTACAGGCCATCGCAGGTCTCGGCCAGCTTGTCGTTCTCGCTGCCGTCCTTGCTGACGTAGTCGACCGTGATGCGGTTGTTGCGGTACTCGTTGATGATGCGGATCACCGCCAGGTGAACCTTGTTCACCTCGAACCTGGGCTTGTTCTCGTAGACATCCCAGAGTGGTCCTTCCCACTGGCTGCCGGCCAGGCTGTAGAAGCGCCGGTCCTGCAGGCACTGCAGGCGCTCGTCGCGCAGAGCAGTCTGGATGTCGTTGAATTGATTCAGCGCATCACTGTGGAGATTGTTCAGATACTGCTCTTTTGACATGCGTGCCATATATCGCCCCTATTTGCAAGTATTTTCTACCATTTACTGGTCACCGGCAATGGTGTGAAGTCCACCTGCCTGCTGACCACCGCGGCACGCCTGACGCCTTCGCATGCATAGCGCAGTGCGTCGATGACGTGGTTTTGCTTGTCCTGCAGCACCGGCAGCACCTTGCCGGTCAGCGGGTCCGTCTTGTAGCTGTAGAACGTCAGCTCGTCTATGGTGTGCGTGCAGCGTGGATGCACCACGATGTCGTAGGACTTGAGCCACTCGACGCCCTCGAACACCGAGTCCTTGCCCTTGACGGCCGGCATGATCTTTGGGAATCCGTTCTTGCGCATGTGGCTGATGGTCTCTGGCCTGGAGCTGTCGGCCACCATTGGCCACTTCTCGGCCTCCGGCACGGTCATGAACAGCTCAGGCGTGTTCATGATCTCACAGCCCACCATGTAGGCCTCGTGGTCGATGTAGAGCGTGCGGCCGACGATGTGGCAGCGCACCAGCACGGTCGGATCGGTGGCAAAGCCCCAGTCGGCGCCGAGCCGGTGGATGGCGTCCTTCGGCGCCTCGAACTCCTCGACCTTCCAGTTTCGGAAGACGCGCGCGCTGCTGTTCTGCAGGTAGCCGCCACGCCAGACGTGTGCGTACTTGTCTGGGTCGCGCGCCTTGTCGTACTCCATCTCGGCGCGCAGCACGTCCGGGAACCATGGGTTGTCGTCGAAGTTAACCTCCAGCACCACTGAGTCCGGTGGTGGCTTGTCGCCACGCAGGAGCTGGTCCACCGGATCGCTCGACTGGCTCGGGTTCCAGGTGAACCACAGCTCTGAGCCTGGCTTGCGGATGGTCGGACGCAGCAGGTCCAGGCTGCGCTGTGACAAGCTCTGCGCCTCCTCGCACCAGGCGCGGTCGTAGCCCTCCAGCGACTTGATCGAGTCGGCCGTGTGGTTCTGCATGCCCTGGAAGATGATCAGACCATCGCCGCGCTTGGACTTGATCACGGCCTCCTGCACCTCGAAGTATGCGCCGGCATTCATGGACTCGATCTTCAGCTCCAGCAGGCGCTTGACAGACTGCGCCAGCGACTTCTGGACCTCACGCACGCAGACAGACCGGCTGGTCTGGTCCATGATGTGCGCCTCGATAAGCATCTCGGCAAAGGTGTGCGACTTGCCGGAGCCGCGGCCGCCGTAGGCTGCCTTGTAGCGCGCAGGCTCCAGTAGGGGCAGCGCCCATTTCGGTGTCTCGATGCGCAGCGTCGTCACTTGCCAACCACCACGCGCTCGATCTTCTGGATCGCCAGAGGCCGGTCAGGATCGCCAGTCAGCTCCAGCTTCTCGCCGTACTTCTTCGGCGCCAGCTTGGACAGCAGCCACTTGCGGGTGTCGACCTGGAGCTTGTGCTTCTGCACCGCAGCCCAGTCCTTCTTGCCGTCCGGCTGCAGGCCGACATCGGCGTCACTCAGCTCGATCACCTCGTTGGCGATGCGCTCGATCAAATCTTCGCGCGCGCGCGCGTACTCTGCGGAAAGCGCCGCGTTCTCATTCAGCCACAGGTTGAACGTGCTTTGCGGCACGCCTGCTGCTTCGCAAGCCTTGAATGCGCTCAAGCCAGAGCGCATGCCAGAGATCACCAGGTCTGCGATGTCCTTGCGCTCAGGGCTTTTCGGTGTCGTTCGTTTCTTCGTTGCCATGCTCACCACCTCGTCCAGAGCAGCCAAGCCCAGATCGCCAGGATTGCGATCCACCAGCCGGCTGCAGCAAATGCCACCGTGGCCAGAATCCACAAGAGTGTTTCGTGCGATTTCGTGGTCATGCTGCATTCTCCTCTTTTTCCAGCCGGTTGGCCACCAGGGTTGCGTAGCCTGCGATGTCGACCCAGTTGTCGGCGTAGTTCGGATCGCCGTTGAGGATGCGCGCGATCTTGTGCTGGATCATCTCCAAGGCCTCGCGCTGGTCGGCCTGGAGGCCATCCCAGCCGCTGCGCTCGTGCATCGCTGCCTTGAGGTCTTGGCTGATCCTGGCGTGGCCATGAAAGCTGCCATACCGACCTTCCCGGCCTGCCAGCATCTCGTTCACGTTGGTCTGTGTCATGTTAGTGCTTCCTCACGTTCCTGTGGATAACTTTTCACCACGTTCTATGTGGCCTCGATACCGAAAAGCGCCGCAGCGTTTGGTAACTGGTAACCCCCCCTAAAGGGGGGGATTACGTTACGTTACCGAAATCGCCGCCTTTGCCCCAGGTAACTCATATCGTTTTTTTCCGTTTCGTTACCAGTTACCGATGCCTGCCTGTGGATAACTCTGTGGATAACTCATCTCAGCGCTCCGACTTTCGGATCAGCATGGAGCTGGCGTGCGCATCGTTGACCACCAGCCAGCCGTGCTCGAAGGCCTCGATGATCTCGGCCACCAGCAGGTCTGCGATGGGTTTGCCGGGGCTGCTGGGCTTGATGTACTGCTTGGCTGAGGCCTCGCTCACGTCCATCTTCTGCACCAGGTAGTCGACCATTGCCGACCTGCTGAGGTAGGGTAAACCATTACGCTCCTCGGCACCGGATGTCCACCAGGCGTTCTCGAAGGTCTTGCGATGGCTGTCGATCTTGCTGTCCTTCCTGGCCGCTGTTGGAGCCTGGGCCTGGACGATCACCGCTGAGGTGACCGGCTGGTTGTCCTCGTCGTACCAGCCAGGGATGGTGACCTGCTGCAGCTCAACGTGGACCGTCTGGGCCAGCTCGGCGTCCTTGGACTTGCGCTGGACGATCTGCATGGGCACGCCATCCTTGCCTGGCACGATGCTGATCTCGATGTCCAGAGCGCCGCGCCAGGCGCTGGAGCCGCGTGCCCGGTGTTGGGCCTCTTCGGCCACGCCAGTGTGGTGGACCAGGATCACGCTGCAGTTGAACTCGTTCATCAGGCTGTTGCAGGCGTCCAGCATGGTCTTGGCGTCCTGGGCGCTGTTCTCGTCGCCGGCCAGGAATCGGTGCAGGGTGTCGACCACGATGATGGCCGGGTTCTCTGGCAGGCTGCGCACCTGCTCGACCACCTGCAGGTAGCCGGTCGGGGTGTTGAGGTCACAGCCGTCCTTGGACAGCCACATGGCCAGGGAGCCGGCCTGGTGGTGGTGCTTCCAGGCTGCCACTCGACCACGCAGGCCGTGGTGGCCTTCGCCGGCCAGGTAGACCACATTGCCTGGCCGCACCTTCTGGCCGCACCACTCGGCCATGCCGCTGGCCATGCGCAGGCACCAGTCCAGCACCACGAAGGTCTTGCCGCCGCCCGATGGGCCGTGGACCATGATCAGCGCCTGGCTCTGCAGCCAGCGCTTGACCAGCCAGGAGATCGGAGCCGGCTGGGCCGAGAAATCGTCGGCCGGGATCAGCCAGTTGCTCTTGGGTGGCAGCAGCAGACTGGCCAGGTCGTGCCCTGCCTGTGCATAATCGTTTGCGTCTCCCTCGATTGGCGGCATGACCATCCTCGCTCCAAATTTGGCCGAGGCCTGCTCCGCGTATCGCTGTCCCACCCCAGACTTGTCGTTATCGGCCACGATCACGATGTCTTGTGTCGCGCCGTACATTTCGCGCAAGCTGCCGGTCACTGGGACCAGGTTGCTGGCACTGTAGGCCACCACCACCGGCCTGCTGGTGGTCTCGTGAATGGTCGCCGCGGTTGCGAACCCTTCGGCCACAAACAGCGTGCCTGGCTCGTCCATCGTGCCCACCATCCAGAACTTGCCTCCTGTCTGGCCGCCTGGGTGATAGAGTTTGCCGCCATCGTGGCTGATGTACTGCAGGCTGGAGAGCGTGCCGTCCTGATCGTACAGGGGCACCACAAGCCTGCCATCGCCTGTAATCCGAGCGCCGTGCGTCTTGATGCCCTTGCGCGCCAGGTAGGGGTGATCCGGGTGTGCCGCGGAGGCCGATGACCAGATTTTCTCGACCGTGTCGGCTGCCACCTGGTGCTGGCGCTCCAGCTCGGCATCGCGCAGCACCTTGGCCTCGGCCACGCGCCTGGCGTGCGCCATCTCCTCTGCCTGGGTAAGCTTGCGCCCCACGTCTGCGCGCCATGAGGTCTCAAACCCAGCCCGCCAGCAGCCGAATCGGCCGGCCGGCACGCCATCGCCAAAGACCAGATACCAGCCAGGCTTGTCGCCGTGGCCTGGTGAGCCTTTGGTGCCGGACCTGAACCTGTGAATCTTGCCGTCCAAGAAGACCTGCTCTGGTGGCTCCAGGCCAGCGGCCTTGATGGCATCGATCAGTTGCTCTTCTGGTGGGGCCACCCTCTTCTCGGGTGGTGGCGACCAAGGGCCGCCCAGGACTTTGGACAGGTCAGCCATTGATCGTGGCCTCCCTGCGTGTCAGGTAGTCCGACAGCGCCTTGAGCACCTTGTAGGTCGGGTTGGCCTCGGGGTTGTCGCGCACCTCTCGGATGGTGTTGTAGTGCAGGCCGGTGGCCTCGGCCACTCGGGCAGGCATGCGATCTCGCAGTGCCTCGCGGATTTGTTCAAGGGTCAGCATTTTGGGCCTCGTCGTAAAAATTTCACATCAGGGTGTTGACATGGTACTCCAGAATGGATTACAGTTCAACCACTGCGCGAACGGAATTGCCCGAAGGTGCAGCAACCAAGAAGGAGAGCCAACATGGCAATCAACGTGAAGACCACCGGCAGCCTGGCTGCCAATGGTGTGAAAGTCCTGGTCTACGGCCAGGCCGGTGCAGGCAAGACCTCACTGATCAAGACCCTGCCCAGCCCCATCGTGCTGTCTGCTGAAGGAGGCCTGCTGTCCATCCAGGACGCCGACCTGCCATTCATTGAGATCAGCGACATGGAGACGCTGCGGGAGGCCTACACCTGGCTGACGCAGTCCGACGAGGCCAAAGGGTTCCAGTCGGTCGCGCTCGACTCCATCAGCGAGATCGCTGAGGTGGTGCTCAATGCCGAGAAGAAGGCCACCAAAGACCCACGCCAGGCCTACGGTGCGATGCAGGAGCAGATGGCAGACATCATCCGCGCATTCCGCGACCTGCCTGGCCGGCACGTCTACATGAGCGCCAAGCTGGAGAAGACCCAGGACGAGATGGGCCGCGTGCTGTATGCGCCCTCGATGCCTGGCAACAAGACCGGCCAGGCGCTGCCCTACTTCTTCGACGAGGTGCTGGCGCTGCGTGTCGAAAAGGACAGCGAGAACAACACCCAGCGCGCCCTGATGTGCGACTCGGACGGCCTCTGGCTGGCCAAGGATCGGTCGGGCAAGCTGGACGCCTGGGAGGCACCGGACCTCGGTGCAGTCATCGCCAAGATCGGAGGCAAGTGATGGACAAGCACACGCCAGGGCCGTGGAAGGCTGTTTACGTTGGGTCCAGCGATTGGGATTTGAATGGCCCGACCACGCGAGAGGATTGGACGCTGGCAGCCGCAGCGCCTGATCTGCTGGAGGCGTTGCAGGCCATGCTTGAGCAATTCACCAAAACTCCAAGCACGCTCAAAGACAGTGAGGCGCGTTGCAAGGCACACGCCGCCATCGCCAAAGCAACAGGAGAGCAATCATGACCAAGTCAATGCAAGAGCTGGCCGCCCAGTGGCTGGAGGCCAAAGAGGCCGAGCGCAAGGCCACCGAGCGCCGCCGTGACTTCGAGGACGCCATGCGCGCCTTGGCCAACTTCTCGGACCAGACCGAAGGCACCGAGAACATCAAGACACCTGGCTACGCCATCAAGATCGTCGGCCGCATCGACCGCAAGGTTGACGCCGACAAGGTGCAGGAGCTGGCCGCCGAGCACGGCCTGACCGATCACCTGAGCACACTTTTCCGGTGGAAGCCGGAGATCAACATGGCCATCTGGAAGGCGACAGATGAGTCCATCACCAAAGCACTCGCCGGAGCAATCACGGCCAAGCCTGGCCGCCCTTCTTTCACCATTGAACCCATCACCACCAAGGAGTAATCATCATGGCTTTTCTCGGACAAACCTTTGCAGCAACTGACATGCCCCAGGGCACCAGCAACTTCGATCCTCTGCCGGCTGGCTGGTACACAGCCAACATCACGCAGGCCGAGCTGAAGAGCACAGTCGCTGGCGATGGCCAGTACATCAAGCTGCGCTACGACATCACCGGACCGACTCACCAGGGCCGCGTGGTGTTCGGCAACCTCAACATCAAGAATGCCAGCGCCAAGGCCGAGGAGATCGGCCGCCAGCAGCTTGGCGAGATCATGCGCGCCATCGGCCTGGCCAAGGTCCAGGACACTGACCAGCTCATCGGTGCCAGCATCCAGGTCAAGCTGGAGGTGCGCCCTGCGCGCACCGACGACAAGACTGGCAAGACCTACGAGGCCAGCAACGATGTGAAGGGGTTCAAGGCCGTCAATGGTGGCGCAGCGCCCACCTTTGCCGCGCCAGCTCCTGCAGCAGCTCCTACAGCCTCTGCAGCGCCGGCCAAGGCCGCGCCGCCCTGGCAGAAGAAGTGAGTCGAAAAGAAGCCCAGGCCAGCGCGAGCTGGTCCTGGGCAGTTGGCAACCACTAGAAGGAGACGGGCACCATGAAGATACCCGAGGCAAATCATAGCATCCAGGGGCTGATCGACAAGCACCACGAGGCCCAGGCCGAGCCGCCGCGGCCGCACATGGGCTGCAGCCAGTTGGGTCACCCATGTGACAGGTGGCTGTGGCTGTCGTTTCGCTGGGCCGTCCAGCCCAAGTTTCCTGGCCGCATCCTGCGCCTGTTCCGCAGGGGCCAGATGGATGAGGCCACCATCGTGTCTGACCTGCGCGCCATCGGCATGGACGTTCGCACCAGCAAGCAGCAGGCGCGCGTGGACTTCGGTGCGCATGTGTCCGGCAGCATCGACGCCATCATCGAGTCTGGCGTGCCAGCCGCGCCCAAGAAGCGCCACGTGGCCGAGTTCAAGACGCACAGCAGCAAGAGCTTTGCCGACCTGGAGAAGAACGGGGTCGAGAAGTCCAAGCCCGAGCACTTTGTCCAGATGCAGCTCTACATGCATGGCACCGAGATCGACCGCGCACTGTACCTGGCCGTCTGCAAGGACGACGACCGCATCTACACCGAGCGAGTGCGCTACGACAAGGAGGTGGCCGAGAAGTTCATTGCACGCGGCCGCAGGCTGGCTCTGGAGGACCGCATGCCGCCGCCCATCAGCACCGACCCGAGCTGGTACCAGTGCAAGTTCTGCGATGCGCACGAGTTCTGCCACGAGACAAAGACCACCAAGCATGTGAATTGCCGCACCTGCGCGCACAGCACGGCCAAGGAGGACAGCACCTGGCGCTGCGAGCGCCACGAGGCCGATGGCATTCCGGTGGAGTTCCAGCGCCAGGCGTGCGAGTCGCACGTCCTGCATCCTGACCTAGTGCCATGGGAGCGCAAGGACGGCCTGGACCAATGGACGGCCGTCTATGTCATCGAAGGCTGCGATGTGGCCAACGGTGAAGGCGATGCACACGTCTACACCAGCCGCGAGATTCTGGCCAACCCCAAGATGTGCAGCCTGGGGGATGAGTATGTGGAGAAGCTGCGCGAGACCTTTGACGCGAGGATTGTGGGATGACTGACACACAACCCAAATCCATGCGGCTGGTTGACTCTCTTGCGGATGGTTTTGGAGACGTCGGTGCTGAAATCGCCGCCGAACTGCGCCGCCAGCACGCAGAGATCGAGCGTCTGACCAAGCTCTGCTACGACCACCTCGGCGAACTCACAGCCCTGCGCGCTGCCAAGCAGATGCAGCAGCGGATTGACGAGCTGAAGGAAACGAACGGAGGACGCAGTGCTGCGTGACTACCAACAGCGAACCATCGACCAGCTCTATGCGTGGTTCGAGCAAGGCCATGCGGGCAACCCTTGCTTGGTGCTGCCAACCGGGTCCGGCAAGAGCCACATCGTGGCCGCGCTGTGCAAGGACGCGCTGCAGAACTGGCCAGAGACCGTGGTGCTGATGCTGACCCATGTGAAGGAGTTGATCGAGCAGAACGCCGAGAAGATGCGCCAGCACTGGCCTGGCGCGCCGATGGGCATTTACTCGGCCAGCATCGGCAAAAAGCAACTCGGTGAACCGATCACATTTGCAGGCATCCAGTCCATCCGCACCAAGGCCAAGCAGATCGGCCACGTTGACCTGGTGATCATCGACGAGTGCCACCTGGTCAACCACAAGGACGAAGGCGGGTACCGCCAGTTCCTGGCCGACCTGAAGGCCATCAATCCTGCGCTGCGGGTCATCGGTCTGACGGCCACACCATACCGCCTTGGGCACGGCCTGATCACCGACAAGCCTGCGCTGTTCGACGACCTGATCGAGCCGGTCAGCATTGAGGAGCTGGTGTTCAAAGGCTACCTGGCCACGCTGCGCAGCAAGGTCACCAGGGCCAAGCTGGACACCACTGGCGTCCACAAGCGTGGTGGCGAGTTCATCGAGTCCGAGCTGCAGGCAGCCGTCGACACCGACGACAACAACCAGCGTGTGGTGCGCGAGATCATCGAGCTGGCCGGTGACCGCAAGGCGTGGCTGCTCTTTTGCACTGGCGTCAAGCATGCGCACCATGTGGCCGAAGTCCTGCGCCAGCATGGGGTGGCCGCGGAGTGCGTGACTGGTGAGACGCCGAAGAAGGAGCGCGAGCGCTTGATCTCCGAGTTCAAGGCTGGCCGGCTGCGCGCCCTGACCAATGCCAACGTGCTGACCACCGGGTTCGACTATCCTGACATCGACCTGATCGCCATGCTGCGCCCGACCATGTCGGCCAGTCTGTACGTCCAGATGGCCGGCCGAGGCATGCGGGTCAAGAGCCACATCGACCACTGCTTGGTGCTGGACTTTGCTGGCGTTGTGGCCACACATGGGCCGATCACAGCCGTACAGCCGCCAAAGAAGGCCGGAGAAGGCAATGGCGAGGCACCAGTCAAGGTCTGCGACAACTGTGGCGAGCTGTGCGCCATTGCCGTGGCGCAGTGCCCAGCCTGTGGCCATCCATTCCCAGAGCCAGAGCGCAAGAAGCTGGAGCTGCGCAACGACGACATCATGGGCCTGGAAGGTAGCGACCTGGAGGTCACCTCCTGGAGCTGGCGCAAGCACGTCAGCCGCGCATCAGGCAAGGAGATGCTGTCCTGCACCTACTATGGCAGCCTGTCGGACAAGCCGATCACCGAGTACCTTCCGGTGCTCCATGAAGGGTACGCCGGCCAGCGTGCGCTGCAGCAGCTCTTCACGATGGCCAACTCGTCAGGCGCACACCTGGCCGAGGCCGAGCGCATGAGTGACAGCGAAGGCCTGCAGTACCTGGCCACGCAGATGAGCAACAGCAGGCCGCCCAAGATCATCGAGTACCGCATGGACGGGAAGTTTCACCGGGTCATCAAGAGGAGCTGGGCATGACGATCAAGGCATTGGTTTATGGTGGCGTGCAGATCACTGGAATCACGCCAGCAAAGGCTGCAAGTCAGTTTGATGGGGTGTGGATGGAGTTGGTTGGCGCCACGATCAAGGACGGTGTTTGGCAGCGCGCAGGCATCACCATTGAGATGAGCCAAAAGGATGCCTTGGACATGGCTCTGGCGCTGTTTGAGGCTGCATCGAAGCATGCAGAGGAAAACGCCAATGCGCTGCCAAGGTTTGCAAAGATGATTCAACACAGAGTGGAAAAAAGGAGAAAGGCATGAGCTGGTCAGAGATTGAGTTGAAGGTCATCAGGTGGGCCGAGGACAGGCGCATCATTCCGAACGCCACGCCGGTGAGTCAGTTGCTCAAGGCCGTGAGCGAGATGGGAGAGTTGGCCGATGCTGAAGGCAAGCGTGACCGCGCAGCCATCGAGGATGCTGTGGGCGATGTGCTGGTGTGCCTGATCAACTACTGCGCTCTGCGCGACCTGGACATGGTGCGCTGCCTTGCTGGAGCCTACGAGCAGATCAAGGACCGCCGAGGCACGTTGATGCCTGATGGCACGTTTGTGAAGAAGCAGGCATGACCACGCTACGCGAAGCCGCCCAGCAGGCGCTGGATGCACTGAACGAAGTGACTGGTTGGCAGTCGCTGGCCCCACAACGTGTCATGGACGAGGTTGAAAACGCCCTCGCCGCCCTCCGCGCCGCGCTGGAGCAGTCGGAGCAGGAGCCAAAACCTTGCCCAACCTGTCAAGCATTGGCTCGTGCCGTGATGATGGACCAGACTGGGTATGACATGCCGCCTTTGCGACAGCTCACCGACGAGGTGATCGCTGATCTGTGGGCGCGAAATGGGACGTTCCACCATCACTTCGCTCGGGCCATTGAGCGCTGGCTGAAGGGGCAGGCATGAGCACCAGACCACCAGAGCCAGAGTTCCTGGTCCAGTGGCGCGAGTGGATGCGCTCAGGGCCGCCCAAGTGCTGCCACACCTGCGAGCACTACGGGGTCGATGGTCTGTGCGTCGAGTTCTTCATGACGCCACCGGATGACTTCGCAGCCACCGTGGACGCCTGCGACAAGTGGGAGAGAGAGCTTCCGTTCTAGTTTCAAAACGGATAAAATGGTGACTGATTTTTCAGGAGGTCACCATGGAAAAACGGTGTTTCAAATGCCAGGCCATCAAGCCACTATCGGAGTTTTACAAGCACTCCAGAATGGCCGATGGCCACCTCAACAAATGCAAAGAATGCACCAAGGAAGATGTGCACAAGCATCGTTCTGAGA